CAGCTCCCAATCTGTGGATGCCCCTTTATTCATATCAGGCATTGCCTTTAGCGCTTGCTCGTAGAACCATCCCCCCGCACCATTAGCAGTAGACTCTAGAATTACTTCTGATCCTAGCCTAGGAACTGTTTGTAGTAATCCAGCAACAATCTCTGCTTTTTGAGGAAAGAACGCTACCTCTGACAAATGTAGATACTTATTTGTTTGACCTCTTCCAACGTCACCAGTCCTGGCAGTATGCACACGGAACTGACTGTTCAGCTTCTCAAAAGATATGCTGGTTTGGGTTAGTTGTCCCGTCTCTGGTTTAAAAGCTTGATGAGGTATATGGTCATAGAAGTGGCGGATCATTTCAAAGATAGCTTTAGAAGAACTGTTCAGATGTGAGATCACTACAGCATTAACATTCTTGTTTGTTACAGCTCTCCAGAACAACCTAGCTTCAGAGTAAGTAGAGATACCCAGCTGGCGTGATTTAAGAACTAGGGCGCGAATGCGTCCTGTTTCTTTTAATTGCCTCTGTAGCCTTCTATGAACCTCTAATTGGGATGGATTAAAGCGGAAAGGGATTCTTTCGCCTTGCTTGTCTACGATCCTTAAGAAGTTGGAAGCATAAAAGGGAAGATCGTGCTTTGCCCTTTTGCCTATTTTCTGAATTTTATCCATTAGCCAGGAGTAACTCTATTAATGAAACTCCTCTTCTTCGTCTAGGTTAGCTAGCCAATCATCTTCTTGGTTTATGTTGGCTTCTACTTCGCTCTTAACAGGAGCATAAACACCAGCGATCTTAGCCAACTGATCTAATGCCTTTACCCTAGAACTGGCGGTAGCGTCTGGAGTGATCCCTTCGGCTTCTTGTCGTAATTTATTTACTATGTAATCAGCATCGAGGTTGTTACGGGCTTGAATTTGTTGAGTTTCTTGTTCCACACGTTTCAAAATGTGTTCTTTCGTAAGCAAGCGCGAGGCCTGTTGCCGTGCCGAGTTCTCCCTATAGCCAGCCTTAACAGCCGATTTAAAGCCGTTTCTAGTCTTTACATACTCAGCTATGAAGAGTTCTTGTCGTTCTGTAGGTGTTGCCATATTGCCTCTGTCCAGTCTTTTAGTTCGCTATTTGTTAACGTGTGTTTGATAAGGTTAGCTCTAACACAGCAGAGAGAGATATTCTCTTTTGTGTATCCTTTGGCGGGGTCTATCCGATCTATGCTGATGTTTGTATCTTTCATACCTTCAGCCATTGCATGGGTCATCTTCTTTCCACTTAGATAGCAGATGCCTTTTTGCCTCTCATATATCTCTATTAATATCTCTGGAGTGAGCTGCCATTCTTTACCTTGTTTCCTTCTAGCATGCTTCAACTTTGTGTGCGCTCTCCTTATGAACTTCTTATAGCATTCACCTTGTTTAGCTCTACAGGTTCTGCATCTATTTCTTTTATATTCTTTACCCTTCTTATATATGGAATCGAAAGAAGACTGCGCTAGGGTTAGTCCGCAAAAATTACAAATTTTTATTTGGGGATCTGGTGGAGGAAAAAAAAGATCCTTTGATGTCTGTGGGGATAGATCCCGGGATTTCAAGAACTTGATTAGTTCTAGCTGATCATATTTAGGGATGCTAAAGCTCCCGCAAGAACGATCCAAATTACACGCTCTGCTATTTTAATATTCACCGATCCTTTAGCGCTTGAGTCTTCTAAAACTCTGAGCCTAGTTTCGTGATCAAGAATGAAATGATTGACGTTAGATAGTTTTTCTTCAATGCGTGCAAGACTGGAAAGAGTGCGAGCGATTCCGCGCAATTCTGTTTCCACGTTTTCGAGTCTGCGCTCTAGATGTTCTTCTTGCATGGTTGAGTTTTATATCTTGCCAGGTGTGGGAGAGAAATTAATAACTATTGATAGTAGTTAAATAACTTGTATTAATCGATAATTCTTATAAGATAGCGCTTAACACAGACAAAAAGGAGCGACTATGAAAATACTAATTGCATGTGAAACCAGCGGAATTGTCCGCGATGCTTTCCTTGAAAAGGGGCATGATGCTTGGAGTTGCGATGTACTACCAGCCGACACACCAACCAATAGACACATTCAAGATGATGTTAAAGACGTTCTACATTATGAGTCTTGGGATATGTTGTTAGTTGCCCATCCTCCTTGCACTAGGCTTTGTAATTCAGGAGTCCAACACCTTAAAAAGCGACCTACAAAAATGGGAGCTGGAATGTCCGACAAAGAATGGATGAAAAAGGTTCTTGGAGAACTGGAAGAGGGAGCTTCTCTTTTTGCCGATCTTTGGAATGCAGATGTTCCTAAAATCGCAATGGAAAACCCAATCATGCACCACTTTGCAAAGCGTAGGATTAGCAGATATTCAGAAAGCTATTTTGATTGGAAGGCAACACAGATTGTAGAACCTTATCAATACGCAGAACATTTAGAATCTGAAGACAATATAAGAAAGCAAACTTGTCTTTGGCTTAAGAACCTACCCAAATTAACTAGCACAGGATCATTATCCAAAGAGACTGCTAGGCACGATATTCATAATGCCTCACCCAGCAAAGACCGCTGGAAGGTAAGAAGCAAATTTCACCATGGGCTTGCAAAGGCTATGGCGGAGCAATGGGGTTCAACCCTGTAATTTTAACTAATGGAGAAAAAAAATATGAGCGATACATATTATGGTTCGGAAATAATTAAGGATGACTCAAGCGGTCATCATTTTGTTAACGATAGAGATAACCTTAAATTTCTAAGAGGTTATTTGTGCAAAGATTTAGGCATTACTGATTCTAGGTGCGGAGACTTTGCAGAAGCTCTCTACAAACTACATCAGGCATTGGCTAGGTGCAGTTTTGGAAATGCGGCTATTTTTTGCAAAGAGTTTGAAGGCCTGGCAACTGCTTGCGGCAAGGTCGGAGAATTGGAGGGCTTAGCTGATAAGTTCTATACCTATAACGGGGAGGAACTGAAATGAGTACAAGAAGCTTAATAGCCTATAAACAGGATAATGGTTGGATAACGTCTACTTATTGCCACATGGATGGCTACCCATCTTATAACGGGGCTATTCTTTTAGCCCATTGGAACTGTTACGAGAGAGCTAAAGAGTTAGTAAGTAATGGTTACATATCTAGCTTAAAATTTACCATAGAGGATATCAATGCTAGTAGGGCTGATAATGATTGTCCGCATGAGCATGGTTCTGAATATGCTTTTGTAAGGCATGCAAACGCTCTATTTCATGAGTATCTTTATTTATATAAAGATGGCTCTTGGTGGGTTTCTTCTGCCGAGGCTTACGATACCCCTGATGGATATCAAGATCGACAGTATTACCATTCTCAATTTAGCAAAGTTACTGAACACGTTACGCCTTCCGATATGAATTATATTTTCGGTGGTGAAGCGGATTGGAACGAAATGCTGGATAAACGACCTTTTGAATTAAAAACTATATAAATATTATGAAACTACTTACTAAAGAGATAGAAGCCAAACTATCCAAAAACATTGGCAACGCAACCAAAGATAAACCTTATCTTAAGCTTTTCAATCCAGTAGGTTCAGCCACTTGGTTGATAAGCGAATACCACGAGGAAGATCGGACTTTCTTTGGTCTTTGTGATCTAGGCATGGGATACCCTGAACTAGGTTACGTATCCCTAGAAGAGCTGGAATCTTTGAGGCTACCTTTCGGATTGACTATTGAAAGAGATATTCACTTTGAGCCTAAGAAGACACTTTCAGAGTATGCCGCAGAGGCTAATCAGCTTGGGAGTATTAACGTATGACCAAACCCAATTCAAAAGCTTTAGAAGTTTTTGAGACTTATTACCTAAGAACCTTGACTGTTGATAGAACCGCCGAGGTTTTTGGGTTAAGTCCTAATGAGACTAATAGGCTAATCAATAAAGGACGACTTATGTTTAACCGCTTATCCGTGGAGGACAGGCATACGCCTGGGCTAAGCCGCGAAAAATAAATTTTGGTGGGAGTGTTTACCCCAAAGCGCTCCCACTTCTCCAGCCTCCTTTATTGGGGGCTTTCGTGGTATTAACAACAGGAGAAAACATGGCAACACAGAAACCTATTCCATTTGATTTGGGCGATGATGATTTTTTAAATGCAATAAAGAAAGGATTACCCGATTTTATCAAAGTTATTAAATGGGAAGATGATCTAAATGGTCAAAGAGCATTTTTAACTCTTTGGATCAATGATGAAGATTTTCTTAAATGTCCTGAAGATATGTCTTTTGATGAATTCAAAAGGCTTGATTGTGAGGAATATAACCAAGGTATTTAACAGGCATACTGAAGAGCGTTTCAAAATCCGAAACCCGCCCCCCCAAGCGGGTCTATGTCAAACAAAGGAGAAGATATGAAAAATTTAACTAAAAAACAAAAGGAAAGGGTAGCCCTTGAAAGATTGAATGATGATCTTTGTGATGCGGCTGAGCATTCCATTGGGGGTCTGGAAAGTTCTGCGGTTGCTTACATGGGTTTAACTTTCTTTTATGAAATGGCTCTTGATCTAGCCCCAAACAAAGAAGAGGCCTATCGACTGATAGAACATGCCTTGAACGCAGTTAAAAAAGAAAAGGAGGTGGCGTAATGGGATCAATAGCTAGATATAGTCAGTACGAAAGAAATACTGTACTAAACAATGAAGACATTTTAGAAAAATGTATTAAAAGGCTCTATTCAAAATCAAGAAAGAAACAACTTTTTATTGAATTGGTTGATAAATTGGTTGAAGAAATAATTGAATCTTATGATGAAGATCAAGACAAAAAAATATTTGAATGGGTCATGCTATCTGGAACTGAAAAAGAAATAGCATTTATAGATCAGCGATTATGTGATGTAGAAAATCCTATGGACGTTGATGAGTATACATATCAATGGTATTTAGACGAACTACCAGGATTCAAAGCCATGTTAGAAAAAGAGAAAGCTGAGGCATTAGCTATAGAAAATGCTAAGAACAATTATGCTACTGCTTACAACATGGCAATAAAAGGAGGTTTATAAGTGCGGAAAATAATCAAACCAAGAACGAAGCAACTTTGGGCAAGGAAGCTCAAAGCGGCTGAGGCTAGAAAAAAATTAAAGGAGAAAAGCTAATGAATAAAATAAATATAGGTTGGTGCAAAGTACACTATTTAGAAGATGAACAAGAAACTTGGACAATAGGTAATATTAGAGAGATTGGAAAAAAGAAAAGCAGAGTAGAAGTACCTCAATGGGATGAGGAAACTTGTGTAGAGACAATAGAGGAATGGTATGTTCCTAATGAATTTATTGAAATGAAGGAGAAAAGCTAATGGAATACACATCATTTATTACCGACAAAGAGAAGATGAGAGACTTCAAAATATTAACTAAAAAGCAGTTTCTAGAGTCTTATTCTTATCTAACCGAGGCTGAATATGATCTAACTGTTAAGGAGAAAAGCTAATGGAATGGTTAGTAATTAAAACAAATAGAGATATGGAAATATCTACACAAAAGATAATAGCTAATGAACTTAACGAAGCTTTGAATAAAGCAGAAGAAGAATCTAATTGGAAAGATACTCTTTATGACGATTGCATATTAGAAGGATTAGATATTTATCCTAACGATATACAAGCTATTGCCTGTGGTCGTTGGATAGGACAATACTTTGAACCTGAACTACCCAGCCAAGATTGGACATGTTCTTGTTGTGAAGAAAATATCGCCAATTGTTGTTGCGATTAAGGAGAAAAAATAATGTATAAATTTAAAAAATGCGATGCACCAGACTGCGCGAATGGTCGCTATAAATATAAAATTTCCAGGTATTGTTTCGCTTGCCAAGGTAAAGGGTATCAGACTTTAGATGATCATATTAGGAACAGAATTAACAGAGCAAAAAACCCTAAAAAAAATTTGCCAAATGGTACAATTAATAAGATTAAAAAGGTCATAATATGAGTGAAAATCAATTAATAGTTAAACGACAGTTAGAGCATGTTGATGTTTGGTACGCAAGCCATGCAGAAATATTACAGATTTGCACTAACCTTACTGGTGCTGAAATAAAACACATTTTAATTTCAGATGAAAATTTTCCTAATTACTCAAACCATGCAAAAGATTTTCTTTCATTGGGTCATTCAGAAGGGTGGCAATTCACGTTCTATAGTGATTTTAGAAAAGAAAAACAAATAGAGGAAAGTTGTACTGCATACCCTATAGAAACTGCTGAAAGAGCTTGCAGGGTGGCTTGTGATGAGTTCCGAATTTTTAAAAATTTAGAAGAAGCCATGAACTACGGCTTTAATGATTCAGAAATTATTAGAGCTTTACAGAACCAGTATGAATTAGAACAAAGAGTGAATTATGTCGCAATCTGAAACTAACAAAATAAAAACAATGATAGAGATTAACCGAGAAGGTAATCAACATTTTGAAGCTGAAAAAAAAGTCAAAAGTGAAAAGGAAGCTGAAAAGGAATGGATGAAAATACTAGCAAGGAAGGTGGGCTTTGGAAAAAACTTTATTAAATAGTTTCCATTTTGATTCTAGTGAATATGGTCAAATTATATGGGGCTGGTGTGATGATTGTGTGCATGAAGCCAACAATCACAAAACCTTTAAACCTAAAATTTCAGATCTTATTATAAAATCAAATTTATCCGCAAAAGAAAAAACAAAAGTTAGAAAAGAACTCTTTGAAGATTTGTTGTTAGACGATAAGGCAACAGAGAAGCCTAAAGGCATCTACGCTTTCAGGAAATAATGTCAGGAATTAAATTTACTAGAAAAGAGTCTAGGGTTTTAATTGATCTTGTAGCTGACTTAAAAAGTACAGGGTTCTTTAGCAAGAACCTCAAAATCTTAGAAAAGAAAGTTGTTAGGTTTGAAGATGACAGAACAAAAGAATGTTTAAATTGTGGACAAAAATTTGTATCTACAAGAATGACTAAAGTTTACTGTTCCAGGAAATGTCAGAACGAATACAACTACATTAAAAGAACTACTAACTTACCTGACTACACGGAGGAGGAGTAGGAACGGGCATATAGTATCCAACATGCCCTCCAAACCTTGCGTAAGCCATAGATGCTTTTTGTGGGTTTTCATTTATAGGATGCAAGAACTCTTCACCATCAACATATTTACCTGTTATTAAATACATACAAGCTTCTGTGGCGGGTGTTTCTTCAATAGGAATCCATTTTTCTTGTTCTCTGTGTATATATACAACCTTATAATCTTCCATCTTGTTCCCCAGTAGTTTTAATGTTTCTTATTGCTTCGTCCGAATTTTTGCCTAATGTTCTCCAAACCTTCTCGCCAGGAACTTGATAGCACCAACCTCTAGGAAAATCTGAATCTTTCATTCCGCTTGGGTTATTAGCTATAAATTTTACGTCATTGAAATTAATATCCCTTTCTTTCAACAAGTTTTTTATTTGTTCTTTTTTAGTCATTTTCTATATCCTCCTGTTCGTATATATGTTCTAAAATCATCCTAAATTCTTCTTTGTTTACAATAGTTTGTACTTTTTCAAGATTGCATCTTTTTAAATAACTTTTGTAGCAATTATCTAAATAAACTTCGGTATATAAAACTAAAGTACCCATCAAATAATCTCCCTGTATTTTTTTAAAGTCTTAACAGGGACTAGGTAAGCTAGCTTCTGTTCAAAATCACCTCTACTTGTAAATCTAGCTGGTTTTAACTGGGTTCTTATTACACACTCAAGAATCTTAGAAGGCCTGTACCAGCTATACTCCAGCCCATCATAAATAACCCAATAATCTGCTTCAGTAGAAAGCAATGCGCTAGGTTTTCCATACATTTCACATTCAATAAGAAAGTTTCCTGTGTATTGTGATTTTTGATCACTCTTTACCTCAACTGATTTATGGATCTCAGGTATCCAAATATCATATCCTTTGAACTTTCCACCAATTTGAACAGCACACGGAAATTTTTTTTTCAATTGATCTAAGACAGTTTTCTCTATGTCTACACCTATATCTAGGTCAGACTTAAAAGCGTTTTGCATATTTCAATTGAGGGTCGTTGAAGAGGTGTATAACCCTAGCTTTAACGAAACTTTTTACTGTACTGCTATCATGCGCAAATCTAAGCTCTGTTGGAATTTTGTCTAATGCTTCTTTTCTGCTTGCAGTTGTATTTATATTAGCAATGGTTACGGAGAGAAATATCGGCATCAAATTTAATACTAAATTTCTATGTTTTTCTGGAATTGTGTCTAAATAATCCATGCGTTCTTGATGATCTAGAATACTTCCCATAGTCCTAGCGTGGTGTATGTGATCAACCTTCAATTAGTCTTCTTGCATATCTTTATCCTGTTTATTATTGGCAAGTATCTTTCCTATTCTTGCGTAACCTTCAATATCATCCAATGTATCTTTATGGCTTGGATTGTTTATGTATCTAATAACCTTAAACAAAAGCATGTAACCTACTTCTCTGCTTGCGCTAGTAGGGATGCCAGTTATTCCTTCTTTTGCTTTGGCTAGTTGCGAAAAAAATACATCTGGAGAACCATATTCTTTTCCTTTTTCTTCAACCAAGTCATCTACTTGATCTGTTATACCAACAGCCTGTCTACTTTTTAACAGTTCTTTTTTGATCTGATCGTACTCTTCTTTCCATTCTTCTTGCATAGCTAAATAACACATTAGTTAATAAATTGTTTTGTTTTTTCTAGTAGATATTCTTCTGTGCCGTATCTATCTTCAAATTGTTTTTTGTTTTTATGTCTTGATACCCACATAGGGTTATTTGATTGATCTCTGTGGTGCTTGTAACACAATCCTATCGTTCTGAAATGTGCATTTGGCTTTGTTTTCCCGTCTAAATGATGAATTTCACACCACGAATGCGGTATACCTAATGTTTCCCAGCAAACAATACAGCCAAACTGTGCCACTTTATCCATCCATTGTTTTTCTGCTTTAGTTGGTGTTCTGCCCTTAAGTGCCATGCCCGTATGCTCTCATTTCCTGTCTGTTTGTAACGTGTCTTGTTTTCTCAACTTCAACCTCTGTATTCGTAGCTCCTAGCCTTGTAACTTCTCCGCGTAAACGTCCTTTGACAATTCCAACGTATTCACGGGCTTCTTTAAGCTCATCTGTTGCGTCTGCTATTACTTCTTGTCCAGAAATAGAGCGTACACCTTGCTTCTCTGCTTTAAGCATAAGATTAGCTCGCAGATGTTTTACGTTTGCTTCAGCCTTAAAAAGTTCTACTTCAGCTTCTTCAATTATTCTTGCGTGTTCTCTTATTCTTTGTGCGTAATTTTCTTTTAAAAAATCATCCATTTTTCATACTCTTTGTTTCTTTGTACCAAAGAACTGCTAGTTCTTGTATCTTAGGGTCGTAACCTGGTACTCCTTTGTTCTTTTTATATCTTTCTCTCTGTAATCTTTTTTCGCATTCCTTACAACGAGACATTAATAAATCTCTTTTCCATTTATCTTTATAGAACTTTTCTATTGGCTTCAGCTCTTTACAGGCTGAGCATTTCTTCACATAGGAAGCGCCTCCAACGCTAATTAAATGGATTAATTTTTTTAACCCCCCTTTTTCCAAATGGTTGATTTATTTCCTCAGCCGTTTCAGGCAGAGGGGGCATCCATCCTTCTGGAACATCTTTGAAAGAAGATACATCTGCATCCCATAACAAATATTCAGTTCCTGGTTTTCCCATACGAAATTTTCTAATCAATATTTCACTATGATTAGTGAACTTTGACTGGTCTTCTTCGTAATAATCTGGTCTATAAATAAACATACAAATATCTGCATCTTGTTCTATAGAACCTGAATCTCTTAAATCAGAAAGCAACGGCCTTTTATCTATTCTTGTCTCAACTGATCTGTTTAGTTGTGATAAAGCTAAAATAGGGCATCCCAATTCTTTGGCTAAAGCTTTTAACCCACCTGATATTTTTCTAATTTCTTCAGTACGGCTCAACGCTTTTTCATTAATCAACTGTATGTAGTCAACAGCTATAAAATCCAAAGGTTTTTCCATACTTAACTTTCTAGCCCTTGCTCCTATTTCAGCCAAAGATAAAGCTGGTGTTTGATCTATATAAAATTGTTTATTTTTTACAACGTCCTGTATGCTCAAAACATTATCGTGTTTCTTAAATACGTTGCCGTTGTTTAAATCCTCGTTAGTCACTCTAAGTTCTTGTGACATTATTTTTCTAACAACTTCCTTATCTTCCATTTCTAAACTAAAGAAAAGGGATCTTTTATTTTGTTTGGCTATATTCCAACAAGCATTAAGGGCTAAAGTTGTTTTACCCATGCCTGGTCTAGCCGCCAAAATTATTAAATTTCCCTTTTTAAAACCACCTAATCTTTTATCCATGTCCGCGAATCCTGTCTCTACTCCTTTTAGCTTAGATTTATCAGGATCAAATACATCATTCAAAACATCTTTTAAAATATCATTTATAAGTTTTGGCTCGCCGTCATTAACTTGTGAATCCATGAACATGGACTGCACTTCGTTTAAACTTTCTGCAAAGTTTTCTCCACTAAGCAAAATACTATCTATCTTCTGTGCATTATTAGACAGATCACGCATTTGTTTTGTTTCTTTTAGTATGTGAACGTAAGAGTTGAAACCCGCTGTACTTGGTATCTCTTTAGCTATATGAATTACAACCTCTGATAAATGTTGTGGTAAATTTTCAGTCACAGTAAGAACGTCTATATCTAATTTTCTGTCTACAAGATTTAACATAGATTTATATATCTCGGCATGTGCTTTATCCGAAAAAAATTCAGGGGTAAGATCAACAGTACCTATCAAACTATTCTTCAGTAAAATACACCCTAAAACACCTCTCTCTGACTCTCTGCTTTCAAACTTTTTCATTATGTCGCTCCTTTTAATTCTGGGTGATAATCAAGGTTAAAAACCTTTCCTATCGTCCTTCTCCGTAATAAAAATTCTAAATCTGGAATTCTTTTCTCTTGTTCAAATTGCCAACCATTAACCAGCTGATCTGACTTTGAACAAAAAGAAAAATACTCTTCCCACCATTGCAAAGTCTCTATTGGTTGTCTTTCTAACTTCCCATCATCTTCAAATTTGAGTGGTTTTTTTAATAAACTAATAATTAAATCTTTATGTGTGCTAGAAACATTCTTTTGTTTATGTTCAGGAAATTCTGTTTTGTATATTTCTTTTATGGAAAATAAAAGATCTTCAGATAATTTTTCTTTATTATTTCTTTTAGTACTCTCTTTAGTATCCTCTTTAGTATTGGGGGGCTGTGTTGCGGTGGGGAGGGGGGCAACAGAGCGGTGGGGGGTGGTGTTGTGTAGCCCCTGGGGTATAAGCAATGTATAAAGATTAGATGTTTGTCCCCTACGACCTTCTTTGTTTTCTTTAAATCTGGGTGTCCTTTTGATGTAGCCCATAGATTCAAGTTCTTTGATTATTCTCTGAACACCTTTAGGATCTCTAAGGTTAACTTTATCTGCGATGTATGAATTACTTGGAAAGCTTTGGTGGTTTTCATCTGCAAAATTCGCTATGCACAACATGACCAATTTGCGTGTTGGGGAAATATCTTCCAATGACCAAACCCAATTACTAGCTTCTAAAGACATTGATCCTTTAATCTTTTTTTCTTAAACTCCATTTTTGCATTTTACACATAAGAGAAGTTAAAGTACAAGATACAGTAATTATTATATATATATTTACCACATTTAGTTGTTACTCAATAATGAATATAGTTCTTGAAACACAGATAAAAGCTGCATTTTTAATCTTTTTAATAGTATAATTAAGCTAAGAATATAAGATTTTAAGTTTATAAGCTTAACAAGATAAATGACTAAAGAACCTATATCGAAACATATAAGGGAAGGATTTTCTAAAAGACTCACCCAAGCTCTAGATGCTAGAGATTTTCCACGTTCAAGACGCAATTATGAATTGAGGGTTCGTTATAACAGCTCACAACAAGCTGTTAATAAATGGGCGCATGGTACTTTACCGAGAATAGAAGTCTTATGTCAGATTTGTGATGATTTAAATATAAATTTATCCTGGCTTGTTACTGGTAAAGGATCTATGAATGATGCTTCAACTATTGACACAGTTAAATTTGAAAAAGTCGTTACAGTAACAGAAAACTTAATAGAAGAATTAGGAATTGAAGTTTCAGCTTTGGCCAGATCTAAACTTTACAACAGACATTACAATATACTTGCTGTAGATGGAGATTTAAACACACAAAGAATCAAGGAAGACTTAGATTTATTGGGGGTTGAATCTATTTCTAAATCCTCATAGGAGAGAAATGAGAATCAAAGATTTTAGGTCTTTAGCAGAAGCTGAAGTGATGACTTACGAGCATTATCTAAACGCACCACATCAAGACAAAGATTGGTTTAAATATTTTTTGAGAGACTTTAAAGGCTATAGGTTCTTTACTGTTTTTTTAATGGCAGAAGCTAAAGGTAAAGCGGTTAAACTAAACGATATTTATACTATTTTTGATACTGCAAAAGATGTTGGTGAAGAATCAATAAAGAAAAAAATACAGCAAGGTGTTGAGATGAAAATAATACATAGACACACCTGCGATGAAGATCAAAGGACAAAGCAATATCATCTAAACGATAAAATAATTAATGAAATAGGTGAATATTTATCTTACGCACAAGAACTAAGAATAACTAATATTCTTGATGCTTTTGAAGATGTTTATTCAATGAATGTAATCAAATCTTTTCATACTCTTTTTTCTCCAAGATTTGGTGATGCAATGGCTACAGGGATAATTCAAACACTTACCTCAGCTCCTACCATAGACAACATTTTTGAAAAAAAAGTTGTACCTCTAAAATAAAAATGAAAGTTTACCTGTAAATTTTTACAGGTAAATATTTACAAGTAAAATTTTACTAGCGATTGTTATAGACAACCTGTCGTTGTTTAGTAGTCTAATAAATATGGAACAAGATGAAATACTTTTTAATGCTTTATTTCTTTCTATTGTTGAAATAGAAAATTCAACAAAAGACTAGCAATAAAAAAAATTTTCCCTAAAATAACTATTAATAAGAGTTATTTAGCACTTAAAAATGTTAATAACATATTTATAACAATTAAGATTATTAGGAAAAATTATGGAAAACTTAGGAATAAATAAAGATACAGAGCTTACAGCTCCCCCACCCCCCTTGACTAAAGAATTTGTTGAAGCTTGGTGTAAAGCTCAACTTAACATTACCCATGCACAAGAAGATCAAAAAGGACAATATGGAGGATACGCTTCTGTTGTGTCCGTAATAACTGCGGTTAAAAAAGCTTTTTGTAATGAAGGGATAATGTATTTTCAACACCAACGCCCACACGACAAAGGCGTGATGATACAAACTTCATTTTATGGACACGCATCTGAATTACATTCAGGATGGTTTTTTATACCAGCCCAGGATCTATCGCCACAAAAATTTGGTGGAGCGCTGACCTATGCTAGAAGATATTCTTTATCAACTGCTTGCGGAATAGGGGCAGATGATGATGACGCGGAAAGCATACAAAAAGATTACGAAATAAATCAACCAGTAAAAAAATCAAACGGAAAAGTTTGGTACGCAGATTTGCCTTACGATAAATTTATTATTGATACAAAAGAATTAGACAAAATTACGCAAGTTAAATGTCAGAAAGAAATAAGTGAATGGTTAAGTATGCCCAATCTCAAAGATGCAGAAGAATTTGCTAAAACTATGACTGTTCAAAGTGAAAAACTAAAACCAGTTTATTCAACGATACGAACCTCCATAAACAATTATTTTGTAGAGGTTAAGTAATGGGAATAATGCAAGATAAACATGAACAAGGAACTGATCTTTGGTTAGAACAAAGGAAGGGAGTTATTACTGCATCTAAATCAGGACAGATAGCTTATAGCGAGTCAGCAAAAAGAGATTTACTTAGAGAAGAGATTAGAACCTTTATAGGCGCACCTTCTGAACTACAAGAAAAGTTAAAAGACAATCCAGATGTACAGAGAGGAACTGATTTTGAAGATACAGCAAGGTTTGCGTATTTAGATGAAACTGGTCACACAATGGAAGAAAATTCTTTGTATTTTCATTTACACGATGATTACGATTGGATAGGTGCTTCACCTGATGGAATTGTGATTGATGGTGACGGAAATCGTTTAGGTATAGAGATCAAATGCCCTAGAAGGTTTACTCTTTTGCCTGATAAGAATATAAATTTATTTCAGGCTAAAAAATCTTATTACGGTCAGATACAACACTTTATGCAAGTTTGTAACTTAGGAGCGTGTGACTTTATAGAATATGTTAATGGTGAAGTTAGGTATCAAAAAATACTAAGGGACGAAGATTTTTGGTCTACACATTTTGTGAAGTTAAAAGAATTTAAAGATTTATACGATTCGATCATTAACGATGAAGAGGAAAGAGAAAAGTATAGGGTTGGAAAGGATATTAAAACCGAAGATGAACGCATCAATAGGTTAATAGAACTTAAAACATTTATTGATGAATTTAAGTTTGAATCTGATCAGTTAAAAAAAGATCTATATGAGGAATATTTAGAAAATAAACCTTATCACGGAATTGCTAATTCAGTTGGATACCGCTTGTATAAAAAAGTAACTACTGGGTCTATCAATAATAGTGCCATCGTCAAGAAGTACCAAGAAGACATATATGAATTAATTGAGTCTACTGGGGCTAATGTCGAGGATTTTAGAAATAAAGGAAGTGAATCATTAGTTTTTTCACCTCCTTCAAAAAAATAGGAAACAAGTATGGAAAATGACAAAGAGTTTGCACAAGGAATATATGTAGGAACGCCTAAGCAAGATTTTATTCTTGCTGAATTTGGTTTTAAGTTAGAAGAGTTTTTACCTTGGATACAACAGAAAGCACAGGAGTTACAAGCTAATGGAGACGCTTACCTGAACATTCAATTTAAAGAAAGCAAAGGTGGTAAGGCTTATGCTGAAGTTAATAACTGGAAACCTAAAGGACAAACTCCCCCACCCGCAACTGCTGATATAAACGATCCATTTGGAGGTTAGATGCCTGGATTAACAATCAGAAGAAGCAAGGATGAAGTAATCTTTTTGGGTACTTCTCTTGATAAAGACAATTTAAAAGATACGTTTGATCACAAGATCAGAGTTCAAAAAGTTGACTTAAAAGAGAGAACGGCTGAGTTAGAGGTCTTAACAAGACAAGTTAATTATGTTGATTACGCTGAACTTAATTTAGAGGAAGGCGAAGAAACAAAACTTGGTAATACCTTTATAAGGTGCAAAGAAACTTACAAAGAAAAGGTCAGAGGCATTAACCATGAAGTCGTTGACCTTGAATTTGAAGCTCCTATGGAAGTAAGAATACATAGGGATGATTTAATATAAATAAGGAAAAAAATGGCAGAAGAAAATAATCAAGTCCAGCTTAACGATGTAGCTATAGCAATCAATGCTATAGACATAGCCTCTAAAGCTGGTGCATATAATGGTGCAGACATGGAAATTATAGGTGGAGCTAGAAATAGACTACACGCTTTAGTTCAAGCAGCACAACCAGCACCTGAAGCAGCAAATGGTGATGCTAACGGACTTCAAGATGAAGTAGGCGTAGTTGATGACGCTGAAGTAATTGTAGAATAAAAATAAAGTAAGAGGGTTGTTATGACTCATGGGAAGAAACGATTAAATTCATATATTACTGGGATACCTCTCCATCCCTTATATGAGTCTAAAGGTAGTGATTACTGCCGCTCCTCAGCAAAGTGGAATCCTAGTGATAAATTAACAGCCCGTCCTTGCGACAACATGAGTTGCTGGATAGATCCTAATGACCCTGATTGTGCAAGAACTGCAATAGCTATAGAAACTTTTGAACGACCAGTATGTAAGACTTGTGGAATTACAGATGATGAAAAGAATCATTGGTATCAATTAGAGTCTCTTGTACAAAAGAATATAATTATGCGAGTTTGTAGTTTAGGTTACAGGCCTGTTCAATTTAAAGAAGCTGAAGTTAAAAGGGAGATAACTACAGTCAAAGACGTTGATGACAGAAGAAAAGAATTAAGTCATATAGCAGCATTATTTAATAGGCAGTTGAGATAGTCTGCCTTGTGGGTTCATATTTCTCCTATAAAATATTACTAATACCTACTAAAGCTAGTCCTTAGTCGCTCAAGGATAAGCAACTATCTCACTAATATGGAACAACTATTAACACCGAAAGAAACAGCTAAAGTATTAGGAGTCTCAGTAGACGTAGTTAGGTTATTAGCTAAGTCTGATGAACTACCATACGTTCAAATATCGCAACGTATCATACGTTTTAAACCTTCTTCACTTGAAAAGTTCACAGAAAAAAGAGAAACTTCTATACGCTAGTAGCCTCTAGTTGTAAGCATAGGCTACAGCTGTAGCTAATGCGTAAATATAAATATATTAGAAAAGTACCAAAATCACCTTATTGGTATTACAGATTCAAAATAAAAAATAAAGTTTATTCAGGTTCTACTGGTACAACTAATCAACGTGAAGCATACAAAATTGCTTTATTAAAAAAGACACAAATATCCAACGAAATAAAAAACCCTAATAAATTTAAAGGCAAGACCTGGGAAGATGCTCGCGATAGATGGGTAGATACAAGGAAGAATTGGAATGATCAGGAACAGTACAGATTAAATTGGTTTAACCAGGAGCTTAAGGGTAAAAAAATATCTAACATAGATGCAGATCTTGTTTTTAAATTACAAAAAAAACAATTAAAAAACGGACTAAAACCACAAACAGTTGATAGGAACTTTAGCCAGCTCAGATCTATTTTAAAATTGTCTTATAAAATTGGATGGGTAAAAGATATACCTTTTATAGAAAGAGTAGGTATAGAAGTAGAAAGACATAGAGAAATTACCAAAAAAGAAAAGGTTAATTTATTTGCAAACTTACCAGATCATTTAATAGACCCGATAAAGTTTTATTTACAAACAGGCTTGAGAAAAAATGAATTGGTAAATTTAAAATGGGAACAAGTAGATTTGAAGAAAAAAAGAATTAGGTTTAAAGAGAATGAACAAAAAAACAATACATTTGATTATGTTCCTTTAAGTCAAAAGGCAATAGAGATCTTAAATAATAATAAAGGGAAACACCCAACTTTAGTTTTTGCTGGTAAATCTAAAGCATCTGGAGGACTTGGCGATTTTAAAAAAGCATGGCAGTTAGCAAAAAAGAAGTCAGGTATAGAAGATCTAAGAATACATGATCTAAGACATGACGTTGGATCTACTTTAGCTGAAGAAGATGTATCTGAGGCTTACATTGCTTCTGTCCTTAGACATAAAGATACAAAAACCACTAGAAAATATATCAAAGCAAGGGACGCAAAACTGTTAGAAATTGTAGAATTGCTGCACTAGAGTGGTATAAATAGTGGTATACCAGCAAAGTTGATACTCTTTAACGTAGCTAATATAAGGATTATTAGTTTAAGACTGTAACCTTGACATGGTGGGGGTCGGTGGTTCAAGTCCACTCGTGTCTACCACCTCTCACAGCTAGTTTTCCTTTGATTTAAAGGCTTTTAAGCCAAATCCCGTTTTACCGATTAAGAAGGTTTAAACAGATTAAGACCGTTTTAGCGCGCATAAAAGTGGTATACAAAGTGGTATACTAAAATAAAAAGATTACTAGAAACATCATTGGAATAATCATTCCGTGTATAAAAATTAAAATTCTTTCTTCTTCAGTCATATATTCTGTTTATCCTCTTGTATTGATTTGATTAATGTTATATCTTGCAGCCGATTTTTATTAACCCCTAATATAGGAGAAAAAGTGTACCGCTCTGACTTTGTTTTTTTTGTAATTGTTTCTTCCGTTCTTTTCAGTCCAGTTTTTTTAATAGCAATTAGCTCTGCAAAATTTGCTATATAGATTATCCAGCATCGTTCTTACTCATTGTTGAGTAACATTGATTGTATTTGTTCCACCACCATTGATAGTCACAACTTTAGTTACTCCGTTTTGTGTAAGTATCAAGGTGTAGCCAGACGATCCATCTAAATCTAATCTAAGAGAATTACCTACGTTACGTCTAATACTTATATTTTGACCTTGTATTAGCGTTGTAATCTGTGTGTCTTTATCTTGTCCAATCTCAGTACCAACTATTTTAATACCAGTAGCTAGTCCTAACTGATCTTCCTCTTTTTTTACGGCTAAAGCATCAAGTACGTTTAACATATCTTCTAGAAAATTTACTTGTAATAAATCTATATCTAGCTCTGTAAACTCAAGCTCATTATCATCTAGTGCATCTTCGGCTAGATAATCAACATCTAACTCATTGAAATCTAAAAATACATTTGTCGATGAAGACTCTGTTTCTTTAACCTGTTCTTTTTCCTCCTTAGGCTCAGAAACAATAAGCATGTTGTCAATAAGATCTAATGTTAGATCAAGTATGACTGGATTAGATGGCATATTCTCAAAAGCAGAAACTGTTGTAGCCTGGAATGGTCTATTTAAAACAACTGTTCCCATGCCAGTAGACACTTCAATTTCACCACTTGATAAACCAAGTTTGTCTGGCAAAAGAATAATCAAAGAGCGTCCAAGCTCATCTACGGTTATTGTAAAGTCTGTTCCTCTTATACCTATTGTTGCAGTATTCGTTCTTATCTTAATATTTTTTTTTGCTACTTTATTAAGTCTTCCAGTAACAAAACGTGCAGTACCTTTAGCAAAGGTTAAGGCCATCTTTGATTTATCTGGATCTGGATCAAAAATAAACTCATCAATCAATACTCTTGAGTTTTCTGTTAGCCTTATTTGAGTTTCATCAATAAACGTAATCCCCATTCGCCCATCAGCCGTTTCTACTTTGTCATAACTTAGTATTCCAAAGTCTAGTTCAGCTCCGTAGGGTTTATCTCTTAAAACCTGTGCTGTGCCGTTAAGTTCTGTAACTGATCCTATGGAATCAGCACACAAAACTCGTTGAGG